CTTTGCGATATTCTCTCCTTGTAAAGATGCTTCTTGATAGTGAGGGATAGACATATTATATTATATATATACATTAAAATATAATACTATATCGCCTCAATTTCCACTTTTAAGGTTTGTATAATCCTTCTGCTTTTACGATCTTGCTCGCAGCTATCATCTTTATACCACGCTCCTGCATCACTTTCTTAACGATTGCGGCTCTTTTGGCTCTTCCATCACCTGCACCGCACATTTTCTTTCCACCTTTGACACCTGTCATCTTCTCAGATAGAACCCGCTTTGTTATCATCTTACCAACAGCTTGTCCCACTGGAGCTGGAATGCCGAATTCTTGTCCTAAAGCACCAATAGCAAACGGTAGCGCTTCACGTCCTACGTGAACCCCTACTGATTTAAGGTCACGAAGTGCATCTTCTTTCACGTATCTTCCAATCTTTTCAGGTGCGGATTTCAGAGCCTTCTTCAGGTTAAATTTACCACCTGATCCGCCACCTGATCCACTACCCGTAATACCTTTAGGTCTTCCTCGTCTTGTTTTAGAAACGAAGGGAACAATAGGAACACTGTCAGAGGGAAGCGCCATTTGAACTGCAGGTTTAACAACATCAGCAATATTTCCTACTTCACCAGCAGTCCTTTGAGAGCTGTGGATTGCGGAAGCAGAAGGGTAAACGTTACCACCCTTCTTGACTCTTGGTTTTCGTCCCGCACCTGTCTCACTTGTCATCGCACTCATTATAGCTTCTTTCAATAATTCTTTTGCTAAACCAACGGCTTGTTTAGCCCCTTCCTTTTTTAATTCTTTTGCTACAGGCTTGACTATTTCTTTGTAAGTAAATTTTGCTACAGGCTTTGCAACTGATTTTACTTTCTTACCTATCTTCCCGAGGTGAATACTACCAGCAGATGGTGTCGCCATTGTTGCGAAATGATTGTAAGGGGTATTTCGGTTATTAGTCCCAGACTGCAAGTAGGAACGATCCATTCCACCTCCGACCAGCATTCTGTCAGGAAAATGGTCTGGTTGAATATTAGTAGCTACATATTGAGGGCGCAGGTCAATCCATTCATCCATCTGTCTTAATCTATCAACAACATCTCGATTAGAGGGAACATCCATTGTCAAGTTATACGGCATTATAATATATATATACAAATTAAATAATTATATTCCACCTTTCTTTTTTAATAAAGAGCAACGCCCTTTATTAAAAACAAACCTGGAGGGAAATTAGCGTCATCTTTTGCCTTAGCTTCGCAAAAGCTTTTCCTAAGTAAACGGAAAAAGCTACTAAATTGCCGACTTTTGACAAACAAATATAAGAAATTTACTTGTTGCGTCATCAATATTATTAACCAGTATTTCTAAAGTCCCAGCAACAGGATTGTAATTCTGGTAACCAGCTAATTGTAATTCGGGATTAGGAGCACCGCTTGTTATCATTGACACTTGAACAACAGGGTCTGTAATAGAATAAGTAGATGCAAGAGGCATCCCTGTAACCATCACGTATTTTGAATCGGGAGATATTGGGATGCTGCTGGTTGTAAATTCAAACGTAAAGAAATTCGGCGGAGCGGGAAGTGGATACCTATACTGGTTACTTAAAAGATCCTTGATAGACATTTATATAAGTGAATATAATTTTTTCAGCAAACCTTTCCCTCCAGCTTTCCTAAAGGTGGAACTAAATATTACAAATAATAAAATACAGTGCAGACAACATTTGGTCTTTCAGGTTGCACTAGATTTTTCCACCCGATGTCAAATGTCATATTTCCTGTTACCGTTGAATAACTGACATCAGAGATGTTAATGGCGGGCGAGCCGCTTAGAACTGTAATGCCACGCTGATCTAAGACTTGACACGTAAAAAACGAGACGATTGCACCTAAAGGAAGGAACATCGGTTGAGTCACTGAAATTTGACTTACTATACCAGCATTTAATTTAGATGCACTATAGGTCTGCACTTTTGTAAAAAGGATTGAAAATTCGGAACCAGTCGGCACGAAAGACGGATAAAAAGGGGAAGTTGGTTGCAATGGCTCTAAATCCTTGATAGACATTTATATAAAGAATGAATATTTTTATTTACAATGCAATAATACCTGTTTGATCGTTACCCAAATAACAGCGTTGGTTTAATCCAATCGTAAACTGAGAAGCAAAACCGCCTGCAAGTTGATTGTCCCAGTTCTTCGTTACTGATGCTCCATTATCTGTTAGACACACTGCTAATGTGTAATCACCTGTAATATAAAGTGTTCCATCAAGACCAATCGTAACTGAAGTTAGATCATTAGGGGCAAGTGAAGGATCAACATTATAAATCCAATTAGTAGTGCCTGAAGCGCCATTATCAGTGACCGCTAAAACTTGAGTGTCTGTAACCAAATATAACCTGTCGTAATTTCCACCAATGGAAATAGTCCTAAACAGATTAGAAGTCAAACCAGCAATTGCTAAAGTCCATTTTAAAGTGCTTGTAGTTCCATTGTCTGTAATAGCGTATAACGTAGTCCCAACGCCGTAAATATAGATTGTCCCGTCCGCACCAACTGATGGTGTGCTAAACGGAACACCGCCAATAGTGCGAGACCATTTCAACAAACCCGTAGAAGTATCAACAGAGTATAAGACATTTGCATTAGAAACGTAAAGAACAGATCCGTCAATACTCAACCCTATAAACATTGCCCCAACGGGAAGAATAAAAGTCCATTTATAGGTTGCGCTGACGCCTTCATCAGAGACTGCGTAAACGTGTCCATTTTGTCCGCTAATATAGATAGTTGCATCACCTGTCGAATTATAACTGACTAAAGGAGGAAAAGGATTAGTTAAAGGAGTAAGATTGATAGACCACTCGTTAAAAGGGTTAATAGTATCAATTTCTATTAATTTATATAAAGCATTATTTGACCCAACGTATAACACAGCATCACGTCCGCACGCAGGACTGGTTAGATTAACTTGCCCTGTAGGAAAATCCCAAAGAACAAACGCAGAATTTCCGCCATCTCGCAATGCAACCAAACGTCCGCCATCTTCAGCAATATAAAGTATTCCAGTCTCACCAATTACGATGTTGTTTTCATTGAAACTGAAAGACGGATTACTATAAACCCATTTTTGAACGGGAGGATCGGGAGAGATAGGAGTTCCAAGGAAGAGAGACTGACTTGTATTCTGGTCGGTTGCTTTATAAGTTGGCCAGAGACCACCCTGTATTATCGGAAATGCAATGACTTCGATTCGCCAATTAGTGATCGATGCTGCACCAAAATTATAAGTTTGAATAATAATGCGACTGGTTGTTGATCCGTAGTTCCAAGCAATCATTCCAAATCCAGATACGTTGTTGTAATTAACCGCATCATCTAAATGAAGCGTCACAGTAATATTACTTAAATAGACATTTATTCCACCTTCAGGTGTATTGTTTCCTAAATCAAATTCAGTTTCTTGGAAGTCATCATTTGCAATCATTGTTGGGACGCCACCAGATGCGGTAACACTTCTGACTATTGCTTGAAATGCTTGTTGCCCGTAATTCTCTGAAGAAGGCGGAATAGTAAAAGGCAAAGTAATGAAATTAGATGGATACGAAGCAGGCTCTTGTAGTAATCCGTGAATTGACATTATATAAATAAGGGTAGATTTTTATTTATATAATAATAAAGTTTTCTATTTAGATATATCTTAGAAGATGATTAGAGGTATTTGTGAAGCCGAGACGCCATTGATTTTCCACCAGAATGTCCCATTCCCACCATTCCTGCATCAGGTCGCACACCTGACATCAAATGCTTCGATGAAATAAAGGGCATTCGTTTGATAGCAGAGGCCATCCCGTGAGCCAATTTGCCTCCGACCATTCGACGATACACAGCTTGCTCAACAGGGCGAACATCTCGCTTCTCCTTAGCGTCCAACACCATTTGCTTCGTCAAAAGACCAGTGTAGATGTTAGAAGAGCCAGACACCGTTGTAAACACACCAGAGTTGCAGCAGATGACCACAATTTCAGGTTGAAATGTAAGTTGAGTGTTATTTCGTAAAGTAATATTGAATTGAAACAGGTATTGTCCGATAGATCCTGAAGACAAGTAATCAGCAAGTGAAAGATTTTGCGCAGGAGATAATATAAGGATCGAAC